CTCAGGACGTTTTTTTTACGGAAAACCGCAGGTCAGATTGTTAAAGCGGTTGAAAGTGACAATTTCTAGCCCCCTGGCCGCGAAATCGCCTGCGCCGCATCTGGTTCCAGCTAACTCGTGCCCGGCCGTCGGCCGGTTCGCGGGGTTGCTGGGGTCGGGATCGTGTTTGCTGGCGCGGGGTGGTTGTTTGCTGCGTTTCCGCTGTTCAGGGGTGGTTTCGTGACGGCAGGGAAGCGGTTGGCGGCGGAGTTGTCCGGGGATGGGGATTCGGTCACGGTGCGGGAGCTGATCGGGCATGCGGCGCAGTTCGCGGACCTGATTGAGCGTTGCGACCAGCTGATCGCGGGGAAGCGGTCGGCGTGGATGCAGGTTCGGGTGAACTCCGAGCAGGTGGTTGAGGTGCGGATCTCCGATGTGGTGCGGGAGCGCCGCCAGTTGACCGCCGAGTTGCGTCATCTGCTGGCCGAGGTCCACAAGCAGCGCGCGAACATCGCGTTGAACTTCGACGACGACGATGTCCTCGACGACGAATGAGCGTGTCTGGCCGGATGAGTGGCCGGAGTGGTTGGGGGATTGGTCGCGGCTGACGGGTCGGCAGTGTCCCGAGGTTGAGTGCTGGCATCCGGGGGATGAGTCCGAGGGTGATGCCATGGCGAAGTTCGGTGTCCGTCTGGGCTTGCGGCTGATGCCGTGGGAGTTGATGCAGGTGCGGGCGATTTCGTCGTTGGACGACGATCGGCTGTGGACTCATCGGGTGGCGTTGATGGAGGTCACCCGGCAGCAGGGCAAGACCTGGATTTTGGTTTTGATCATCTTGTGGCGGCTGTTCAAGCGCCGCCGCCGCGGTGTTTACACCGCTCAGCAGTGGGCGACTGTGGAGGATGTGTTTGATCGGGTCATCGCGATCATCGAGCGCACCCCGTCGTTGCGCCGGCGGTTGGCGGCGCCGCCGTCTAAGGCGGGTAACCGCGGGGTGATCGTGCTGAAGCCGTTGCCCGGCGAGAAGCATGTGGTGAAGTTCAATTTCGGGCCGCGGACCCGGCACTTCGCGCGTGGTTTCACTGAGATCGACGATCTGATCTTGGACGAGTCCTACGACCTGGTGCCCGCGGAGGTCGCGAACCTGACCGGGGCGCAGGCCGCGTCGCCGAATCCGCAGACGATCTACGCCTCGACGCCGCCGGTGATCACCCAGCATCCGCACTGCCACCGTTTCTCTGGGCTGGTTCGCACTGTTGAGTCTGGTGGGGCGCCCGGCCTGTACGGGGCTTTGTACCGGGCGCCGCGGCGTTTTGAGCGTGGTGACCCGGCTGCCTATCCGCTGGCGCAGCCGTCCTACGGCGTGGTGGGCAACGACCGGGAGATGGCGGCCCATTTGCAGGGAGCACGCGATGCCGGTGCCGCCGATTTGGCTCTGTTCGACGCTGACTGGTTGGGGTGGGGTGACTATCCGCCGCCGGAGAACGGCCGGTCTTCGGAGATCGGGCAGTGGGAGTCGTTGGCTGATCCGGGTGCTCGGGTGAGCGGGCCGCGGGTGGTGGTGTTGACGAGGGAGAAGACCTGGGCGATCACTGCCGCTCAGCGCACCACTGATGGCCGTATCCACATTGAGGTGGGTTGGGCTGATGATGCGCCCGCTGCGGCGGTGGTGCGTCGTCTGGTTGATGTGGTGGCTGCGTGGAACCCGGCGGCGGTGGTGGTGGGGCGTGGCGCGTCGGCGCAGGTGCTTCCTGAGTTGGAGGCCGCCGGGATTGAGGCGGTGACACCGAATCGCAGCGAGGAGGCCCAGGCGTGTGGCGGGTTCCTGTCGGATGCCACGTCGGGGGCGTTGTCGCACAGCGGCCAGCCCGGTCTGGCTGAGGCGATGGCCCGCGCCTACAGGCATGAGCTTCCTTCGGGTGGGTTCGTGTGGCAGGTGTTCGATCCGGTGTCTCACGCGCAGTTGGTGGGGGCGACGTTGGCGCGGTGGGCGTTGCTGAAGTTCGGCAGCCCGCCGCGGCGTAAGTCGGTGGGCGCCCGCACCGGGCGGTCCCGGCCGAGGATTGAGGATCGCGAAGTCGACGCCATGAGCATGGCGTTCTAGCAGAGAGGAGCGGCGACATGGCAGCGAAGACCGCCGCTCCGCGTACCGAGAAGGGCTACGTCGTCTCGCAGCCGAGTTGGGCTGGGCCGCTGGACCAGTTCGAGCAGGTTCCCGAGTTGATGTGGCCGAACTCGGTGTACACCTACACCCGGATGGCGCGGGAGGATGCCCGCATCGCGTCGGTGCTGCGGGCGATCGGCCTGCCGATCCGGCGCACAGCGTGGCGGATCAGCCCGAACGGGGCCCGCGACGAGGTGGTGGAGTTCGTGGCCCGCAACCTGGGGCTGCCGATCGAGGGGGCCAGCGATGACGCCCCGACCCCGCGGACTCGTGACCGGTTCTCGTGGCGCACCCACCTGCAGCAGGCCCTGACCTGTCAGCAGTACGGACACGCACTGTTTGAGCAGGTGTACCGCGTCGAGGGGACTGGTTCCGGTGCGCGGTTGGTGTTGCACAAGTTGGCGCCGAGGCCGCAGTCGTCGATCGCGTACTGGCAGGTCGCCCCCGACGGTGGTCTGGTGTCGGTGCAGCAGTGGCCGGCGGGGACGTTCACCGCGCCGGGGATGCTGGTTTTGGCGCCGCAGTCGATGGGCGATGCGATTGAGGTGTCCCGTCTGGTCGTCTACACCCGCGACCCCGATCCGGGGGTGTGGACGGGGAACAGTCTGCTGCGCCCGGCTTACAAGCATTGGAAACTCAAGGACGAGTTGATCCGGATTGAGGCCGCCGCGGCCCGCCGGCACGGCATCGGTGTGCCGTGGATCAAGGGAAACGCCTCGGACTCCGAGGACGAAGAGCGCATGGATGAGCTCCTGAAGATCGCTTCGCAGTATTCCGGTGGCGCGTCGGCCGGTTTGGCGCTGACCGAGGGTGAGGAGGCGGGGATCATGTCCCCGGCCGGTACTCCGATGGATCCGCGCCGGGCGATCGAGTATCACGACCATCAGATGGCTCTGGTGGCGTTGGCGCACTTCCTGAACCTTGACGGCAAGGGCGGTTCGTATGCGCTGGCGTCGGTGCAGGCTGACACGTTCGTGCAGTCGGTGCAGACTGTGGCCGACGACATCCGCGACACCGCCCAGGCGCATGTCGTGGAGGATCTCGTCGACCTGAACTGGGGGCCCGACGAGCCGACACCGCTGCTGAGTTTCGACGAGATCGGGTCGCGGCAGGACGCGACCGCCGCGGCGTTGCAGATGCTGACCAACGCGGGCCTGCTCACCCCTGATGAGCGGCTGGAGATGTTCATCCGCCAGTCCACCGGGCTGCCATCCCCGGACCCGGACACCGCGGTGCCGCCGTCCTCCCCGGAGCCCTCCCCGGAGACACCCCCACCGCCGGCACCGCCGGAGGCTCGCGCCCGCATCACGTTGGGCGCCGATTCAGGAGAACCGACGCTATGGTGACCGCCCGCCCGACCTGGTACCAGATCCGCAACGCCGCCCCGGACGCTACCGGCCCGGCGGAGGTGCTGATCTACGACGAGATCGACTCGTGGTTCGGGGTTTCCGCCGAGCAGTTGGCCCGCGACATCGCCGCCCTGGACGACAGCCGCGACTTGCTGGTACGGATCAACTCCCCGGGCGGGAACGTCTACGACGGGGTGGCGATCCTCAACAGTCTGCGCGGCCACCCGGGGAAAGTGACTGTCGTCGTTGACGGTTTGGCTGCGTCGGCGGCGTCGGTGATCGCGATGGGCGGCGACGAGATCGTCATGAACCGCAACAGCGAACTGATGATCCACAACGGCCGCGCTGCGGTGGTGGGCGGCGCGGAGGACATGCGCAAGATGGCCGACCGCCTCGAAGCGGTCAACGCCAACCTGGCCGCCATCTACACCGCCCGCGCCGGCGGCACCGTCGAGGACTGGCGTGCGGTGATGGCCGCCGAAACCTGGTACTCCGCCGACGAGGCCGTCGAGGCGGGGCTGGCGGATCGGGTGGAGACCGGCAGCGCTGACGCCCGCGCTATCGCGGCGAAGTTCGACCTGTCGGTTTTCGCTCACGCCGGCCGCGCCCACGCACCGGCCCCGCCGGCGATCCAGACCCCTTCGGCCGAGGCCGAGGTTGTTTCACAACACACAGAAGGAGACAGGCATATGCCTACCTTGCAGGAAGGCCTCGCGCAGCTGCTCGGCATCCCCGCCGACGCCGACGAGGGCACCATTCTGGCCGCCGCCGCGGAGGCCCTCGACGAGCGCTCCGAGGACACCCCGGTCGAGCCGGTCGAGCCGAGCGTCGATCAACTGACCGAGGTGGCGGCCCGACACAACCTGACCGTCATCGACGCCGACCAGCACGCCGCGCTGCTGGCCGCCGCGCAGGCCGGTGCGCAGGCCCGCGCCCAGCAGATCCGCGAGGCCGACGAGCGCCTCGTGGATGCGGCCATCGCGGACGGCAAGTTCCCGGTCGCCCGCCGCGATCATCACCTGACGGCGCTGGCCGCCGACCGCGAGGGTCACACCGCGGTGATCAACGCGCTCGCTCCCGGGCTGGTCCCGCTCACCGAGAAGGGCCACGGCGTGACCGCTGATATCACCAACGAGGACGACGCGATCTACGCGTCGCTGTTCGGAAAGGACGCCTGACATGGCAACCGACTACACCCACATCTTCGCTCCGGGGCAGGCGTTCACCCGCACCACGTCCGGATCGGTCACCGCCGGCCAGGCGCTGGTGGTCTCCGGCGACGACACCGTGGCAGCGGCCTCGGGCGCATCATCGGCCTACATCGGCATCGCGGCGTTCGACGCCGGTTCCGGCGCCGAGGTGACCGTCCTGTCCGGCGGTGTCCATGAACTGGCCGCCAGCGGTTCCATTTCCGCCGGCGATCTGGTGACCACCGCGGCGTCCGGCGCGGTGGCGGCGCAGGGAACCCCTTCCGCGGCCAACGACATTCAGGTCATCGGCGTGGCCTTGAAGGCCGCCGCCTCCAAGGTCACCGTCAAGCTGTTCCGCTGACAGCGGGCAGGAACAAGAAAGCGAGTTAACTCATGGCCGTTCTTTATCCTCCCGCACAGCCGAGTCTGTCGGGTGATGTTGTCACGATCAGCCGATTCCTCAATTCCCCGACTCTGGTGGCGCGCCGCCTGCGGACCCTCGCCGAGCAGCGGTTCATCGCCGATGTGCTGCTGTCGGGGCGTATCGCCACCACCTCGGGGTCGGTGCTCTACGAGACCGGGGAGACGATCTACTCCGACCGGGCACCGCAGAGCGTCGCCCCCGGAGCGGAGTACCCGCTGACCCCGATCAGCACCGGCAACGCGTCGCTGGCCAAGACGGTCAAGTGGGGTAACGACGCCGAGGTCACCGATGAGGCGATCGCCCGGCAGCTGTTCAACCCGGTCGACAAGGCGCTGACCAAGCTGGTCAACCAGACCGTCAAGACCGTCGACGGGGTCGCGATGTCGGCGATCCATTCGGCGGTCACCCAGAACACGGCGGCGATCGCCACCTGGACGACAGGTTCCCCGTCGATCCTGCGGGACATCGCCCGCGCCCGCGGGAAGATCGACGCCCTCAACCAGGGTTACGACCCCGACTACCTGGTCGTGGACGACGCCACCTACGCCAACCTGATCTCCGACGCCTCGGTGGCCTCGTTGCTGCGTCGGGAGAACGGCGACAACCCGGTGTACACCGGCACGTTCCCGGTGATCGACGGTCTGACTGTGCTGCGGTCGCCGTCGATGACCAACGCGGGAACGTCCAGCGCCTACGCCCTGGTGGTTGATTCCAAGGCTCTCGGTGCGATGGTCGACGAGAACCTGGGCGGCCCCGGCTACGTGGCCTCCGATGGTGTCGGCATTCAGGCCAAGACCATCCGTGAGGACGAGACCGACAAGTGGCGCATCCGGTGCCGCCGGGTCACGGTCCCGATCGTGCAGGAGCCGGCGGCGGCGTGGAAGATCACCGGGGTCGCGGCATGACCTGGAAGGTCACCGCCCCCCTGGTGCTGGCCGCCGACGAGCGCGGCCAGACCCACCACGTCTATGCCGGCGGTGTCATCGACTGGCTGTCCGACGCCCAGCGGGACCACTTCCTCGCTGAGGGTCTGGTGGTCGAGGTCGACACGGCCGCCGCGGCGCCGGGGGCGGCCGGTGACGGGAAACCCGATGAGCATGCCACCAAGGCTGCGCTCATCGACTGGCTGGTCGACAACGCCGAGCACGCCGACGGGTCGGCCTACACCGAAGCCGAGTTGCGTCCCCTCAACAAGGAGGCGCTGTGGGATCTGGTCGGGGCGGTGGACTGATGGGTTTGTACACGGTGCTGACCCCGTGTGTGGTCGGTGACCTGCACTACACGCGGGTCCCGGACCATCCTGTCGAGGCCGACGACACCGCCGCCGCTGCTCTGGTGGCGGCGGGGTCGCTGGCCCTGTACACAGATCCCGACGAGAAGCCGACCCCAGCAGGGGCCGGCGAGTCGCGTTCCCGCCGCCGAAGCGGCAGCGCCGAGGACTGATCGGGGGAACTTGTGGGCGCCCCGTTCCTGACCATCGAGGACTTCACGTCCGAATATCAGGGCAGCCTGTCCGATGGGGAGGAGACGACCGCAGGACGTCTGCTGCAGGTGGTCTCCGACGGTATCCGGGCCCGCAAACCCGACGTCGACCCCGCCGCCGCGGCGATGGTGGTGTTCGAGGTGGTCCGCGACGCCGTCGCTTACGGGCACCTGGGGCCGCTGACCAGCTTCACCAACATCACCGCCCACCGGCAGGAATCCGGCACCTTCGACGGGGCAGCCCGCGCCGGTGACGACTACCTGACGGCCCGACACAAACGACTCCTGGGAATCCCGGTCGCCTCTAACGCTGCCCCGCGGGGCAGCTTCGCAGCTGGCGACTACTGATATGGGCGTGTACCGGATCGGCGGGCAGCGCCTCGGGATCGAGCGCGACATCCCGGTCCTCGACGACGAGGAGCACCCCGTGTTCTCTGAGTTCGGGCAGCCGTTAACCGCCCCGGTTCTGGTGTGGGTGGATGGGTGCCTGTTCGAGGTGCCCCAGGCGCCCGATGAGCAGCAGGGCACCACCGTGACCACGAGTGAGGTCGGGTGGGCGGTGATCCCTATCGGCGTCGACGCGGTCGTCGCCGCGGTGGACGCCGATGGCGATCCGGCCCCGATCGCGTTCTTCGACGGCTCCGGCAACCCGGCAATTTCGTCGTCGGCGCGGATCCGCCACAACGGTCTGGTGTATGCGATGCGCGGCGACGCCGTGTTGGAGCGTGACATGCGGGGGCGACCCGATCACGTGTTCTGCCGCTGCGAGCGGGAACGCGGATGAGCAACGCCGACATCAGCTTCACGGTGGACCGGGACAAGCTGGCCGCTGAGATCACCGAGCAGATCAACGCCGAGATCGCCGCGGGGAAGCTCGACACCCAACTAGACGACTTCATGGAGAACGAGGTCGTTCCGGCGTGGCAGGCGAACTCCCCGGAAGACACCGGCGAATACAAAGAGTCCGTCGAGGTGAAGCACCCCGCGAAGGGTGGCAGGGGTGCGGTCGGCTCCTCCAACGGTTACGCGCACCTGATCGAGTACGGCTCCGAAGACACACCTGAGTTCGCTCCCCGGGCCAAGGCCGCGGCGACGTTCAACAACGGATCAACCGGCGACTACAACGGCAAGAAGAAGAAGTGACTGCCGACCTCTACGACCGGAAGGTCACCCCTGCCGAGGTGTTCCTGCGGGCGTGGCTGATCCCGCTGGCCACCGATCCCGCCCTGGTCGGGTCTCAGCGTTGGGCGGCCGGGATGGGACTGCCGTATCGGATGGTCAGGCGGCTGTCCGGCCCGACGGACCTGATTTCAGACTTCCCCACGGTGCGGGTGCATACCTTCGCCGCGACCTATACCGACGCTGCCCGTGAGGCCGACCGCACTCACCGCCGGATGTTGTTGTTGGCCCGCGACCTTCCCGACGTGACCGTCGCCAGTGGGGTAGTGGCCAGCTGCGCGTCCTGCGACGTGCTGACCGGTCCGCGGGAAGAGCCCTACGGCGCTGAGTCGGTGGTGGTTCGTTTCATCTGCGAGTACGACCTCGAACTGCGTTTCGTCTCCGTCTAGCCGACCCCCCCTAGTTCCGCGCGGCCCGCATCGGGGCCGGTCGCGGCAATCAATGTGTGTGGCCCAACAAGGCGCAGCAATCGCCGGAATCCCTTTCGGCACATCCCTTCCGGAAAGGAAAAACTCATGGCTCAACCAGCTACCGGCGTCAGCTTCGCCGCCTCCGGCCTGGCCTACCTCAACAGCCTGCGGGTGCGGCGCGGTGGCCGCTGGTCGGTTCTCGTGCGCGACTACAACGGTTCGCTGAGCAACATCAGCCCGGGCAGCTCGTTCGTGGCTCCGCTCGCGCAGGACGGGGGGTGGCGCTCCGATCTGCTGGCCATCGTGAAGAACGCCGCCGGGAAGTGGGTGTACAACACCTCCACGAACCTCGGGTTCTATCCGATCGGGTTCGTTCACCCGGACGGCATTGAGCGCAACCCCAAGGTTTCCAGCGACCCGCTGGACGGTTTGCAGTCCCTCGACCCGATCCGCGTCGACATCCAGAAGCGTGACAAGACGGTCATGTTCACGCCGCTGGAGCGCAACCCGGTCGTGGATGCGATCCGGTTCAACCAGCCGTTGACCCAGGTGTTGGAGCGTACTGCGACCTCGGCGACCTACTTCGCGTCGGAGTCCACCGACGACCTTCCGATCCGCCGTCAGGTGCTGATTTGCCACGAGGACCGGATGGGTGGGCTGGTGGAGCGCAACGTGTTCCCGTTCCCGCGGTGCGTGCTGACCGACCTCGGCGCGGAGAAGGGTAACAAGAAGGACGCCGACGCCGCGAAGTTCACCCTGTCCCGCGAGATCGACCCGTATTTCGTTGACGCGAATGGTGTTCCGTTGCTTGACGGGCGCTGGACGGCGGGCAGCCTGTGGGATCAGGACACCGCTCCTGGTTTGACGTTCGTCCCGCCGGCCCCGGTGGCGACCGCGTTGACGTCGACCACCGCGATGCTGGTGTTCCCGGTCCCTGTGGGCGGCACCTCGCCGTACACCTACGCGGCGCAGAAGTCCGCCGATGGTGTCACCAGCTGGACGTCGGTCACCGCCGGGTCGCCGACGGTCGCCGACGGTCTGGTCACGTTGCCGTTGTCCGCGCTGACGTCGGCAACGACCTCTTACTTCCGGGTGACCCTGACCGACGCCGCGTCGGGCACCGCCACCTCGGCGGTGTCGAACGCGGCGACCCAGTCGTAAACCGGAACCCAGAGCGGTCCCGGCGGGTGTACGGCTGCGCCCGCCGGGACCACCACCCGAACTACAGCCGACAGCCGATCAACGTTCAGCCGAGAGGAATACAGCCGACATGACCAAGAAGCCCAGCAATCCCGGTGTCGAGGCCGCCGAGCAGGCGAAGGCGTACAACTCGCCGTTCGCCCCGCGTGAGCTGGTTCTCGACGACGGCACCGTCATCGAAGTGCCGCCGCACCCGAATCTGCGGATGCTCGACGACGACGCCCTGGCCGCGTGGGACCAGTTGTGGTTCGAGCTGGAGGGCTACGACCACCACGAGATCACCCTGCCTGAACGCACCGTGAAGGACACCGAGGATGGCGCCGAGGTGGTGCTGCCCGCGGAAACCAAACAGGGCGGCCTGAAGGTTCCCTACCGCAAGACCGATCCCGTCAGCGGGGAGGCGGTGCTGCTGGACCCGCCGTATGAGGTTCGGGTGGCGCAGATCGCATTAGGTGACGACTACGCGGTGCTGCGGGCCGGGAAGGTCGCCGGCCGCCGCGGCGCGGCCAGGCATGTGTGGGCGTTGTGGAACGCCCAGAGCATGGACTTGACCGAACGGCAGGCCTCCGATCCCAAAAGTGTTGACAGCGCAGATGGTGTGGAGGCGGTGGCCCCGGCAGATCGCCAGTGATCTGCGGCGGTTTTTCCATCTGTCGATCGCTGACTGGCATCAGGGGCGGTTGAGCAGCTACGAGCTGCTGGAGGTGTTCGGGGTCTCGATCAGCGACGACCCGGCGACCCGGACCCGAACGATCCGAGTCGATTTCGCCCCCGAGGACGGTGCTTTGGCCGCCGCGCTGCGGGGCGGGGAACTCCCCGAATGGCAGCAGATGATCCGCCAGTCCGCCAACACGTTGGCGGTGCTGCGGGCCGCGCAGGTCCCTGGGGCGGCGGCCGATGAGTACGGGGAGCGGTTGTTCTTCCCACTGTCCAAGGTGTTGGAAATCGAAGCTGAGGAAGAGGCTCGGCAGGCCGAAGAGGCTCGGATGCGTGAGCAGGGAGTCGGGGATGCGATGGCGGGCATGTGGACTCTGACCGATGAGGGAGGTGAGTGAGCGGTGCCGATTTACAGTGACGTGATCGCTCGCCTTGACGAGAAGTCGGTGCAGGAAACGCTGCGCGCTTTGGAGTCCCAATTCGAAAGCGGCGGTAGCAATCTCGGGGAGACGTTCTCCCGGGCGTTCTCCGCGGCCGGGTCGAACTTCAGTGCCGGGCTCTCCGACGGGATCAGGCAGACCATCGGCGACATGGGTTCACTCGGCACGGCGGCCGAGTCCGCGCTGGGCCGCATCCCGGTCGGCGCTGCCGCCGCGGCCACGGGGATCGGGTTGATCGCTGTCGCCGCCGTTCAGGTCGGGCAGGCGTTGTACGACGTCGGGGAACGGTTCGATGCCGTGTCGGATCGGATCGCCGCGCGCACCAACACCCTCGGCGACGACATGGACAAGCTCAACGAGACGTTGCGGGCGTCGTTCCGCAATAGCGCATCCTCGCTGGAGGAAGTCGGGGCGGTGCTGACCGGGGTGGCCCAGTCGCTACATCTGACCGGCCAGGCCGCAGTCGAGGTCACCAACCAGATCGACGACTTCAACCGCAGCACCGGCGACAGCCTCAACATCCGCAACCTCGGCCGGGTACTGGCCCAGTTCGGAGTTGATGCGGGCCAGGCCGGGAACACCATCGACATGCTGTACACGGCGTCTGCCAAATCCGGCGCGCCGATCAATGAGCTGGTTACCAACTTGTCCAACGCGGGGCCGTCCGCGCGAAACCTGGGCCTCACCCTCGGCGAACTGACCAACCTGTTCGGCAAATTTGAAGAGGGCGGAATCGAGGCCGGTCGGGCGCAAATGGCCCTGAACAACGCGGCCAAAGTGTTCGCCGACGCAGGCATCCCACTGCAAACCGGGCTGGCCGACACCATCACCCAGCTGGACGGGTTCATCGACGCCGGCAACGAAGCTGCCGCGGTCGACTTGGCGGGAACAGTGTTCGGGGAACGCGGAGCGCAGCGATTCGTCGACCTGATCCGCAACGGCAAGCTATCGGTTCAGGACTTGAACACTGAACTGACAGGCACGCAGGGGGCAATCGAAAAGCAAAGCGAGGCAACCAAGGACTGGTCCGAGAACTGGGCGACCCTCAAGAATCGGGTCACTGATCTCGCGCAGGAAATCGGCGGCCCGCTGTTCGATGCGCTCAACGACGCCCTCGGCGTCCTGAATGACCTGCTGGCAGACCCGTGGACTTCAGGCGGTGGCAGGAACGTCTCCACCGGGGCGCCGATGTCGCCCGCGGCGCCGTTCACCCCCGGCAACCTCATCCCCGGGGGTACCGCACCGAACCAGGTCAGCACCGGACCCGGCGGAGCGGGGTTGGCGGCGCAGTTCCCGTGGCTTTCTCCCAGCCTGAACATGCCCACCCCCGGCCCCGGGGACATCCGCCAACCCCAGGACGTCGCGGGCGCGGTCGCCAACTCCGGCGGCGGCTCAGGGTCCAGTGGCCCACAGATCCCGTATCCCGCGGACTACGGTCAGCCGCCCCGCCCGGGGGAGACGGTCGAGCAGTGGCAGCACCGCATGCAGGTGATGGACGCCCAACACGACGTCGCCGAGAAGCAAGCCGCGCTGACTCAGCTGGAGTCGAGCAACACCGCCGACCAAAACGCTCTCATCAAGGCTCGCAATGACCTGATCAACGCGCAGATCCGGCAAACCCAGGTCGAGAACCAGCAGACCGCCTCTGCTGCGCAGCAGGCGGCGCAGGTGCCGATGCCCGCCGGGTACGGGGCCGCCCCCCGCCCGGGGGAGACCGCGCAGCAGTACGCCGCCGAGCAGTCGATGTACGAGGCGCAGCACAAGACCGCCGAGGCCCGCGCTCGCCTCCAGCAGGTTGAAACCTCGGCCACCGCCACTGTCGAGGATTTGGTGAAGGCCCGCAATGACCTGGCCAAGGCCGAGACCGACGAACACCAGGCGCAGCTGCGGCTGTCGGAGTCGGCCAGCAAGGCCAGCGATCAGCTCGGCGAGGTCGGTGCGCAGATCGACGCCGACTTCGGCATCTCCAAGGGGCTGCCGGGGATCGTGGAGAACATCACCAAGATGCTCGCTGGGTTCGCCGCCGCCCCGGTCATCGGGGCGCTGACCGGCGCGCAGGCCGGACTCGGCTACAAGCCCGGCGATGCCGGGTCGGGTCTGGTGGGGATCCTGGCGTCGTCCGGTGCGTTCGGTTCGCAGTACGTGCGGGGTCAGTCGGCCGACGCGCAGGTATCAATGCCGGGGGCGGCATCCTCGGCGCCGTCTTCGGCGTCGTACTCGGCTGCGGCTGCGCTGCCCGGAGAATCCCCGCGCGAGTTCGCCCACCGGGTGATGATGCCGTTCTGGCAGTCCCAGGGGCTCGAAGTCGGGGACCACGCCGCCGACAAGTACGGCGAGCATCAGAACGGCGCACTGGACGTGATGGTGCCGAATCTTGCCGTCGGGAGCAAGGTTCTTCAGCAGGCGCTTTCGGACCCCAATGTGTACGGAGCCATTTTCGATAACAAGACTTACGGATACGGGCAGGGCTCGGCGCCGCGGGATTACAGCGCGGGGCACACCGGCGACCCAACGCAGGATCACCAGGACCACGTCCATATTTGGTACAAGCCGGGCAGTGGCGGCAACGTCAACCCTGCCGGAGGCGGCCTGCCCGGTTTGGGTGGGATCATGCCCGCGTCGTCGGGAACCCTTGGCGGTCAGTCGATCCCGCTGCCTCTGCCTGTCACCATCGTCGGCGGAATGGCGGGAACGGTCCCGGGTCTTCCCGGTCTGGACACTTCCGCGCCACCGTTGTCCCCGTCCACACCTTCGACCGCGCCAGGTACGTCATCCTCCCGCCCCGGTGGTGGTGGCGGTGGTGGAGGTTTGTCTCCGGGAATCGCTGGCTTGTTTCCGGGCCTGACGGGGGCCAGCACGCCGGGGCCGTCCAGCGGTGGCCTGTTCGGCGTTCCAGGAGCAGCGGCAGCGCCCGCCCCTTCCGGTGGTGGCGGTGGTGGTGGAGGTGCGCCCGCGTCGTCGTTCTTCCCCGGTCTCGGCGGGCCACCCCAATCGTTGCCCGGTCTCGGGCTGCCCTCACCAGGCGGCGGGCCAGACCCATCCAGCACGCTGATCGGCGGCCTGGCCCCGCCGCAGGGGTCCGGCGGCGGGTTCTCCGGCATGGGTGGGGGGATCCTGGGCGCAGCGTTGGGTGCGGCGTCCTCCGGCGCCGGGATGGCGGCGTCCGCCGCGGCCGGCGGCATGGACGGCGGTGCTGGCGGGGCGGCCGCGTCGGCGGCGATGCAGATCGGTGTGCAGCTGCTCAACAGGGCAGTCGCCCAGGGCGGGCAGGTCGCCGGGATCGCCGCCTCCGGTCTGATGGAGACCTTCCTGCCGTTCGGTGCGTCGGAGTTGGCTCAGAACAGTTGGCTGACCAAGATCGTCGGCGGGATCGTCGGCGCCCGCCCAGTGCTGCCCAACCTTGCCGGTGGAGCCGGGAAGAAAGCCCCTGAAGGGTTGACCCCCGAGCAGGCCGCACAGTTCAAGGACAGGGGCGGCCCGACCCCCGAGGACGTGGCCGGAGACCCCGCAAAAGCCGGCGGCGGGGGCGGCGGCGGGGGCGGGCGCACGGTCAACAACAACGTCACCGTGAACAACCAGCGGCCCACCGAGGACGGCACCGGACGTGACGTCACCTGGCACCTCGGGCAAATGTATTCGGGGCCCGGGCAGTGACGGTCGCCGACATCGTCTACCCGTCCGGGCCTTTGACCCCGCACGGCTGGTGGCATCTGGTCAACGACACCCGCCCCACGATGCGTTTACGCGCCCACGACGGGTCGATCGACTTCTACCTGCTGGGCGGTCACGCCCCACCGTTCCACGACCCCACCCACCCCGAAGCGGTCGCCATCAAGAGCCTCAAAGGGCTCGTCCCGCCATCGAAGGACATCACCCAGAAGGGCGCCACCGAGGACGGTGTCACGTTCATCGACTCCCTGTATGACCCGACCGAGGTCGAGATGGTCGTCGAATGCATGGGCCGCGATACGAAACATCTCAAGCGGGTGGTGCGGGACCTGATCGCCTCCCTGGACGCCAAGGAACCGTCCGAATTGGCGTTCTTCACTCAGGATTTGGGGTGGTGGTGGGCGCCGGTGCGGTGGAGCAAAGGCGCTCCCGGCGACCCTCTGGCCAACCAGGCGCGGGTGCGTCAGCAGCTGTCGCTGCGGTTGCAGGCCGATGATGCGTTCTGGCGTGCCGGCGACGACGTGTCGATGTTCGCCCCCTCCTATGAGGCGATGACCGATACGTTCACCACCGACTACGCCACCGACCTGGGCCCGTCGGTTCCGCAGCGCTACACCGGTTCCGGTGGCGGCTACTGCTACGCCGACGACGGCCAGGCGCGGTGGAAGGACGACCCCGACGACCAGTTCACCACCCAAGCGCGGGAAGTGGTGAACGGCCCGTATCCGACGTTCACCGACACCGACAACCAGGTCATCAACATGGTGATCGGGTCGATCCCGGAGTTCACCATCGGCGACGGGGCGTACAACGACCTGTGGGGCCGGATGAACCGCTCCGCTGGGGCGTGGGCTGGTTCGGGGATACGGGCACGGATCGGCATGCACCACGTCTTGCCGTGGATCAAACTCTCGTACTTCGACGGGTTCACCGAGCACATCATGACGGAGCGCCCGCTGCTGGTGATGCCGCTGTTCGGCGAGAAGTTCACCCTGCTGTGCGGCAACGAAAGCGACCCGCACCTGTTCCAGGTGCTCCGCAACGGAATGCCGATTTTGCAGCACCGCTCCGAAGCCCCGAACATCGGCGCCTCCTATCGGGGGTACGGGTTCGGGATGCGCGCCGGGGCCGCGCTGATCACGCAGGCCACCCCGGCGAACGTCCGCAAGATCTCGGCGGGCGACAACACGACGGTCACCCAAACCGGGTTCCTGCAATGCCTGAACGTCGGGGATCAGCCGATGTACCGCGATCACACCGTGTTCGGGCCGGGCCTGTTCCGCATCTACGACGGCCCCGGATCGTCGGACTTTGTGGAGTTCGGTCCGCTGCTGCCCAACCAGGTGGCGTTCCTGCGCACCGACCCCCGCACCCACACCACCCTCGTGCAGGATCTGACGACGGTCGCCCCAACCCCGCAGGAACTCAACATCTTCCAAGCCGCGATCAACCAGCTGCTGACGTTCGCCGGCGCGGACACCAACGCGTTCCTGCAGCAGTTCCAGTCCGCCTTCGGGATCCGCACCGCGCAAGGCCCGATGTACTCGCTGCTCAAGGGCCGATTCTCGGATAACTCCGCGATCCGCGCGAAATCCCCGGGACGCCCCGCGCATCCCTACTTCGTGCGGGTCGACATTGATGACGGTGACGCCAACTCCAAGATCATCTCCGCCGGAACCCCGTTGAGGCGCTACCCGCTCTGATGGCCGGGCACCAGGCGCAGCTCACCGCCTGGCAGGGCGCTCTCGCGTCCGGCGACCCGGCGAGGATCGCCACCACCGCGAGACAGCTGACGGAGGCGAAGTCCCGCGTCGACACCGACTTCCGGTTCACAGTGTGCGACCACCTGTGGCGTCCGACCGGGGTCATCGGCCCGGACCTCATCGAGGGATCGGGCACCGACCCCCGCAACAACACGCCCACCGCCCGGATCACCGTCAAAGGCAACTCGACCCTGATCGACCAGTTCATGGAATGCCGGAAGACGCTCGTCGGGATCGAGGTGGAAACCGCCGGGCTGAAATGGAACTTCTACACCAAGATCCACCGCTACAAGTACGAGCGCGGAGCGTGGACGGGAACCCTTGAACTCAAGGGCATCTGGGACATCCTCAACTACCTCGTCATCTGGCCGACGTGGTTCCTGCCGATCCAAACCCAGCCCGTGTCCCACGCCACCTACCTGTGGGCTTTGTGCACCGTCCTGGAGTCGATGGTCGCCGAGTGCGCGATGCGCATCCAGTCCGGGATCTTGGAGTTCGTCAACAACTCGTTGTCGCTGAACGCCGACTACCGGGCGTGGTTCGCGACCATCACCTCGTCGCTCGCCCGCGACGGACTGTCCATCGAAACCTTCCAGCGGATGCTGAAAACCCCCATCTACGTCAAGCGCACCAACCCGTTCCTCGACACGAGTCCGTTGGCGGCGCGCACGGTGCGGATGGAGACCTGCGGGCAGGTCATCACCGACATCACCCGCGCCTACGGTGTCGACACCCGCATGGACCTGTGGCGGCCCGGCGACCCGCAACCCGACCAGTGGGCCGGCCTGGACCAACCGACCTACGTGTTCTCCGCATACGACCGCTCTCAGATCGAAGGGCCGACGAAGACCGTTGCCGACGCGGCGATACGCACCGTCATCGACATCGGCGGCTCGCTGGGCGGCATCTTCGGGGCGCTGTCCAAGGAGATCGACGGGTTCGACGGCCAATACCAGGCGCCGTCACTCGGGGTGAACTTCGTTCCCCCGTGGGCGGTGCTGATCGCCCCCGAGCCGGGTGAGGACTCCTCGATCCTGTCGTGTGAGATCTCCGACCACACCCCTGATGGTTGGCAGCACATCATCGGCGGCCGAAGCCCGAAGTGGCTGAACGATTTGATGAATGCCTCCTACGCCTGGCTGATCGACAGCGTTCAGATCGTGCTCGGGTTCACGGGCATCCCAAGCGATCTGCTGTCCGGGTTCCTGAACAACGCGTTCCTGGCGTTCCAGCTGGTGCAGCACTACGACCGGCGCTCCGACGCCGGCCCGTACCACCCCGCCATCGAGCGGTTCCACGCCACCGCCAGCTCCCCGTACAACGTCGAGACAACCTTCGCGTTCATCAACGCGCTCTTCGACTCCCGCGGATACACCGCGGCGACGGTGACGTTCCGCAACGGCCACCAGTACGCCCTGGGACGCGACCTTCTGCGCGGCGGCCTGATGACCCTGGTGTACCGCAACCGCCGGCGCGCAGTGACCGACTACGTCGAGAACGTGATGTGGCGCATCACCGCAGCCGAACGCGACGTGATGGCGCAGCTCGGCGACGGCCGCAAAGACGAAGCGCCGCTGGCCAAGATCCAAAGGTTCATCACCGAAGCGTTCTCCATGATCAACGTCCTCACCCTGTCCCCGCAGTCGTCGGGATAAAGGAGCACACCTATGGCGTCGTGGCCGAAAACCGCTGACGGCCAATACTTCATGGCCGAAGGTAAAGTCCTCATCCCGGTCGACGGGTCCGGATCTGCGGTCATCATGGTCCGCCCGGACACCAGTTTCGTCGGGTCCGGTTTCACCGCCGTCGAGGTCGGCCCACCAGGTGCGCCACCGACGTTCGACGAGACGATCAACCTCACCCCTTTGGCGCCGGGGGATCCGACCGTCGACTTCGCGTCGCTGACCACCCTCACCCCGCCCACATCCACCACCGCCGGGCATTACCGCATCAACCTCGGCCTGCACACCGGCGCGGACGGCGCCGACGGTGACACAGTGCTCACCCCCACCGATTACAGCGAAACCCCCATCCCAGGACAGGTACTCGTCGTCGACGACGAGGGAACGGGGTTCGTGCTGGCCTCCCGCAGGGTCGGCGGCCGGCACTCCCCGGTCACACTGTCCAACACCGGGCCGGGGAACGCCCGCTCTACCATCGGCGTCGCCTCCATCGCGCCGGGAACCTACGAAGTCCCCGTCCGACTGGAAGTCGAAGCCCAAACCGTCGTCACCGGAACCGGGGACAACGTCTCGGTGAACCTAGTCGCCCGCCTGGGCGATGAGAACGGCGGCAACATCATCGGGATCGGGTTCGGTATCGGCGGCGGTGTGGACCGGCTGGTCCTCTCTAGCGGGCCGCCCCCCAACAGCCCCTCATCGTGGGATGTGATCCCCGCCGGCGCGGGGGCCACGGTGTATCTGCGCTGCGAGCAGGTCGCCGGCTCGGACACCTACACCACGTCGGCGGCCACGACGTGGTACAACCTGAAGGCTGTCGCCGTCCTGTGATCGGGATGCCGGACTGGGCTGCAGCGGTCCCATCAACCCCAGGAGTGCACCCGGCTGCCGCGCAGAACCGCCGGTCGCGACCATTCACCACGGAGCAGCTGCTCCAGCTCGGCGAGGGCCTCCTCGAGCAGATGCTGCGCCGGGTCGTGCTCGCGCTGACGCATGCGTTCCTGCCCGGAATCCCTGCGTTCGAGCAGTTGCAGCAGTGGGCCGACAACATCGCTGATCTGCTGTGGTGGCTCGAGGGTGACATGCTCATCGAGTTGGTCACCGAGCACATCGGCGAACTGTTGGAGATCAACTGGCTTTCCCCGCAAGCGATCTGGGACGCGGTCACCTCGTCGTGGGACTTCTGGCGGGGTGTCGTCAACTGGGCGATGACGGTGCTGAAGAACATCACCGGTTTGGATCTGACTGAGCAGTCGGAGTTCCTGAAGGATCTCGCCGCGCTGTTCGCCCTGTCGGATCTGCAAGCGGTGTGGGTGGCGTTCTTCAACGGCTGGGGCGATCTGAACTGGGGCAACCCTTTGCAGGCTATCCACGACGCGTGGAAGTTGCTGGTCGACCTGTTCTGGGGTGTCCTCGACTGGTTTCAGCAGATCCTGTCCAACCTGACCGGCATCGAACTGCCCAGCTTCCTTGAGTTCGACGCCCTTAAGGCCGCCTGGACCGGGTTCAACACCGCGTGGGGCGCGATCAACTGGAGCAACCCGCTGGCGGCGATCCACCCGGCGTGGATGGCTGTGGTGGATCTGTTCTGGGATACGGGAACCTGGGCCGGGGATGTCCTGCGCAATCTCACCGGCATCGACCTGCCCGGGTTCTTCGCCTTCGATGAGATCCGGGCGGCGTGGACCGGGTTCTTCGACGCGTGGGGTGACATCAACTGGTCGAACCCGTTCGCCGGGATTCATGCGGCGTGGATGCTGCTGGTTGATCTCGGCGGGGACGTGTGGGCGTGGATCAAGACGGTCCTCGGGAATCTGACCGGCATCACCCTGCCTGACTTCTTCGACCTCACCGGCATTAAGGGCCTGTGGAATCTGTTCACCGACGCGTGGGATTCGATCAACTGGTCGAACCCGCTCACCGCCATCCACACCGCGTGGATGGCCATCGTGGATCTCGCCGGGTCGCTGTGGGATTGGTTTCTCACCGTCCTGCGGAACCTGACCGGCATCGAGTTGCCGTCGTTCTTCGACGGTTCGGTGATCAAGGCCGCATGGCATGCGTTCACCGAAGCCTGGGACGGCATCAACTGGCTGAGCCTGGACGCCATCTGGTCGGCCATCGCCGCGGTGGGCGGGTTCATCCGGCAGGGTGTGCACTGGCTGCTCGGGGTCATCAAGAACCTGACCGGAATCGACCTGGAGTCGATAGCCGAATCGTTCGGCATGGACGCCCTCGCCGACGCGTTGACGACGTGGGCGGCCGCTCTGGCGGGCATCAACTGGAGCAACCCGCTGACCGGGCTGATGGACACCATCGGGGCGTTCATCGCACTGTTTCAGGATCTCGGGAACTGGCTGCTCGGGGTGATCAACTCCTGGCTGGGGTGGGACATCTCCGCCGTCGGTGACATGTTCTCCGACTTCGGCAGCTTCGTGAAGCGGATCGTCGAGTACTTCTGGGGCGAAACCGGGTTGGCCGGATGGGTGCGCACCATCGAATCCCTCGCGGGCGAGGCAGGAGCCTCCATCGCCGCCGCCATCAAAGCGGTGTACGAAGGCGCCACGATGCTCGCTCAGATGTTCGGCGAGTTCGTCGGGTTCGGAGATCTCGTCCGGTTCCTCGAAGACATCTTCGGACCCCAGGGCTTGCTCGGGTGGCTGGCCGATCTGCGTAGGCAGATCACTGAGGCTAAGCCAATTATCGACTTCGACAAGATCAAGGAGCAGGTCGAGCAGTTGCTCGGCGGCACCCCGGTGTCTCAGATCAACAGCGGCACAGTGAACATGCTGTCGCAAGGCAACTTCAACTCCAGCGACACCGTCACACCGGGCGACGGGTGGTCCTGGGACGGCACCCTGACGGCCACCGAAACGGGTGGCTCTGCCAAGTGCGAAGCCACCGGCTCGTTGCAGCAGTTGTTCTCGCGGCAGTCGCTGAAGGTTGTTGCAGGCGACCGGGTTACTGTCACCGCCAAGGTTCGCACCGCTAGCTTCACCGCCGCTTCTGGGCGTTCGATGGTGCTGGCGATCATCCCGTGGAAGCTCATCGCGAACGTCATGACAGCGCAGACCCCGGTCGTCATCCACACTCGCACAACAGCGTCGCCGGGCGCTTGGGCTGATATGACTGGCTCGACTTACGTTGTGCCTGCGGATGTGGTGCGTCTGACCGCTCGCCTGGGTGTCACCGCCAACTCTGGTGCCACCGTCTGGTTCGACGACGTTCACGCCACCAAGACGGGCAAGCTGGAGCAGGGGCTCGTCTCCAATCTGCTGGACACCTGGGGGCAGTCCTGGGAGAAGGTGTTCGGCGGCTCGGGCGAAGGCAAACTCTGGTCAGACTTCGTCACCGCCGTTGAGGCCATGTTCGGCACGGCCACAGAAGCGTCCGATAACGCCGACGAAGCTATCGGCGCTGCATCCTCCGCAGCAGCCGGCGCGAGCGGAGCTCTCGCGGCGGCGAGTGGGGCTGCAGCCGGAGCAAGCGGTGCTTTGGCTTTGGCGCAGGGCACGAACACGGCGGCGTTCAACGCCTGGTACGGGTCCGGTGGAACCGGCGGTTCCGCCAACATGGCTGCCGTTGTCAACTCGATCAAAGCCGCGACGGTCAACGGCTGGAAGGTGGAGGTGATCTCCTCCAACGGGACGTGGACTAAGAGCACAGCTACCGGTGGCGCAGACATCCTCGAGTTCTGGGCGATCTGCGTCGGCGGTGGCGGCGGTGGCGACAAAGGTCAAGCGAACATCGGAGGGGCCGTCGGGGGCGACGGCGGCATCCCAGGCCGGTGGATGGCGAAACAGATTATCCCCGCCGGTATCCCCAGCACCGTCTCCTGCACCGTCGGCACTGGAGGCGCGGGGAGAACCAGCAGGCTCGGGTATGCGCTGGAGAACGGCAACGCCAGCCTGTTCGGCTCACTCTGCTCCTCAGCAGAAGCTACGACTGCGTCTATCGGCTCCATCGTCGGGTTCTACGCGGCCACCGACTCACGTCCAGGAGCGGGCGGTAAAGGCGGCAATAACGCACCAGCAGGTGGCGACAATGGACAGGGAACCCCCCTCGCAGGGGGAGGCGCTGGCGGTGCCGCCGCAGGTGCGGGCGTGGCCGGAAACACCGGGTACAACGCGACTTTGACGGGAGTGACCCGCGCCGGCGGGGGTGGAGGAGGCGGGGGCGGGGGGTCCAACTCACCTCCCTACACCGGAGGCAAAGGCGGCAACGGGGGCATCCCCGGCGGCGGTGGCGGTGGCGGCGGGGGGGTTCTCTCGGTTACGC